TGGTTTTCATACGGAGCAATCATGACGATACCATAACTTATAATAATTCATTTTACAATCCTTTTATCTATATTCTTGTTATCGCACTTGTTGTCACTCTTGTTTTAGACAATTCTTGAATACTGAGTATAACCTCTAGTCTATCGGCATGTCCTGCTGTGACTTTAACAACCTCTCCAGCATTTAAAACAAGATCCCTAGCAGTGTTTGGCAAAAAATCAACTGTTGTAAGTGCAGCCACAGATGATTGTTTAACAAAATTAAATTCATGGTTAGATACCGATCCAGAGCCATTTAATCCATCTCCAGTTATAGTAATTTCAATGGTACTTGCACTACTAGAAGTATTAGCGACTAGTACAGAGTGTATAAGGGTTGCATTAAAATCGGCATCACTAGGAACTGTATATAAAGTTTTTTTATCCGTTGTTGTTAAATCTATTTTAACATTTTTTATACCTTGAATATATTGAGGAATACTGTTTATAAACATTATCGTCTACCATCCTGTCTTATGTCTATTCTAGGTGTGCCTAATTTATATTTTGTTCCTAGTGATGTAGACTCTACTTTTAAGGCAAAAGACCTTCCTCGTAAACGATAATCTAATTTTTCTGTGAATTGTTCAACAGTGCTAGGTGATTCTCTAGTTGCTGTTTTTGATGTTGATTGATCGCTTCTTGGTGCTGCACCAGGATTGTTTCTTGTTTTAAGAGTAAAACTTACAGAAGGATTTGTCGATGTAGAACCATTAAATGTTATATCTGGTATAACTTGTCTTAAAGAAACAAATTTATCGCCTTCCCCTATATCAATAGGAGATGATTCAACAAAGGATGTCATAGCAGTACCATCATCATCAAAACCCACTTCATGGTTATAAAGATATTGATTGCCAGTAGCTTGTGGCAGAGTTCTTATACCTCTGTCAATCCATGCATCTCTTGCTAATGTTCCATAATACCAAACTTTTTCTAAATAATTATATGCAACATATTTATCTATTTGTGTATTAGTATTATTATTAGCACTTGATGATGGATAAAACCATAATATTTCACCGAATTCTGAATTAACACCTACATGAACTTTATCACGCTCTGAAAAATTAAAATCTAAAAATACTTTATCTTTTACAGTGCATGGTAGTTGTATTGTTTGACCACCAGAATAAATATAGAACGTATCAACACCCATCCAATACACTGCATCTTCAACGGCAACAGCAGAAAAAGGACTCATAATAGTTATGTTCTTTGATAGTTCTTGCAAACCAAACGTAAATGGTGGACCTATAAACTTCATAGCGTGTAGTGTTTTATTAGTAAAGACAAGTATCTGTTGTTTTGTTTCAACAGCTTGTACGAAGGTAGATCCACCACCTAACCTTAAATCTCCTGCTGTATTCGTAGCAGTTGGGAAAAAATCTACTGGATTTTCTTGTGATGAAAAACGTATTAATAAAGGATCTTGAATACCATCTCCTCGATCCGTTGTAGCAGAAGCTCCTAATCCATCACATCCAAAACAAATTACATGTCGGTCTTGGTCTGATACAAGAACTTGTTTAGCTATTTGAGGAACACTAGTTTCTCCAGAATATGTATTTGTTGCACTTAATTCTTTTGCTCTAGTTTCAAGACCCTCTGTTTTATCCCAGTAAAATATACCACCATCTCTTGGGTTGATAATAATATCTTCACCAAAATTATCATGTGACCACAACCTTATCTGTGCTCCAGGAATAGTAACACTTGCTGCATTACCCCATCCAACAAAATCATTGTCTGCATCTGCATTACCCTTAGCTAATCTAACTGTAGTTCCATCTGCATGTGACGATGCAGTCGTTCCACTAGAAGCTCTTGTAACAGTTAAGGTATTACTTGATACATTTGTTACAGTAATTAATTCGTTGTCTATTAACAATATATCTGTTGCAACTATTTGATGATTTCCTCCCGCAGGAATTGCAGGATTTGAAGAAGTAACAGTTAAACTTGTATTAGAGTCAGAATAAATACCGCCCTGATTTATTGTTGTAGCTGCGGCACCAGATGTTGTACCACTCCACTGACCAGCACCCCAACCAGTTCCACCGACTGTATTATCTAATCCAACATTTATTTGAAACTTTAAAGTAACACTTCCTGAACTTTTTGCTGCACCAGTTGTAGCAGAACTTGCAGTAGTACCAACATTTATTCTAAATTGATTAGAACTTACAAGCTCTGTTATTTGATGTTCTGCATTTAAAACTGAAGCTGCTATTCCACCAACAGACGCATCTGCATTAGATATCGTAACGAAATCGTTAACATTTGCACCGTGTGCAGTTACGTTTACAAGAACTGTTTGAAAAGCACTGTCAGAAGAATCTGACACTGTGTTAGTAGTAAAAGTAACATTAGTTTCTACTGTTGATCTTATTGGTGTTATATCATTAAATGTTTGACCCTCTTCAATATAATATTTAAGGTGTGTGCCTACACCCATGAAATCAGAACCATCAAGAGCCACCCAATTATGCAATCTCCTAGCACTACCTAAATATTGGTTATCACTATATTTTTCCCAACCACCAAACTTTTCTGGAAAACCAAATCTAAATCTTACTTTGTCACCATCAACAAAGCCACCTTCATTACTAAGGGATGTGATGTCGGATACAATACCAGGTTTAAATTTTAAAGTAGTCATTGGCATATTAAAAAGCCTTTACTGAATTAGTGCCAGTGTGGTTATCAACATTAACACTTGTTGAAGATGTTTCATTAAGTCCAACTGATGATAAAGGTGCACCTGCATCGTTAGTGCTTGGAAATGTACCAGTGATACTAAATGATCCATCTGTTGAATCTCTATTTACAACGCCAGTGCCACTGGCACTTACAGATGTACTTGAATATGGATCTCCTCCAGATAACGTTATTGTATGACTTGTGTTATTTGTGAAAGTAAATTTTCTACCAGTTGATGTAGTAAATACGTCTACATTTTTTATTTGATTAAATGCTGCACGACCACCTGATCCAAGTATAATTTCAACTACGGCTTTTCCAGTGTTTACATCAATATACATAGCAATACCCATTGTTCCAGTATTACCGTTATTTACACCTACTAAAGCACTATTCCACTGCATATATCTGTAAGTATCGCTCCCAACAGTATGAGTTGTATTTGTATCTGGTTGATCTGCTGATACTCCATCAAATGTACTTGCACCACTAGGACCTACAATAGCACCACTTATTGGTGTGCCATCTTCCATGAAAGCATGTGTAAAAGACATTCCAAAATCTGATCTGTTTATATTATCAAGTCCAAAACCACCAAATGTAGTTGCAAAAGAAGTAGTGTAATATGTCGGATTAACAGGTCTTGTACTATTACTACTATCTTGTGGTCTTTTAACTGTAGTTGTTTGGTCTCTAAAAGCAGCACCACCACCTGTACCAGTGCCTCCAGGAGCAGTTCTAACGGTATCTAATAGTTGTTCTGTAAAAGTATGATTTGTTGTTACTGCTAAAGTTGAATTACCAGCATCGGATATTGTTGTCGTGCCTGTGTTACTTGTGCTACTTACTGCACTTGTAAATGTTTTTAAAGTTGATTGAACATTTCCACTACCTTGCAATTCAACTGCAACACCAGACGGACAGTCTACATTTAAAGGTGATCCAGAAGAGTTAATAATATTATTACCATTTGTATCAATAATAACTTTTTTGTGATTACTGTTTTCGGTTAATGTTAATTGACCAGATATAGAGCTTGTAAGTTTAAATAATTGTATAGGAAGTGCTATTTTTGTACTAGCAGCACTAGTCAAACTACCTGCTGAACTTATTTCAGTAAAACCTACATTTGAAAATAAAGGTATAGACATATATCACCTAAAATTTTACTGTTTCTGTAAAAGAAAATCCCGTTCCATTAAACACACCTATTCCTAACTCAGCACTACTTCCTAAAGATATACCATTTGATGTAACTGCACTATTATTTGTCCAATCTATTGTCATACTATTTGAACTAGATGTTTTATCTATAATTACATATTGACCAACAACTAAATTAGTGATAGCAACTCTCACCGTTTGACTACCACTAGAAACTGTAAGAGGTTGATAAACTGATGTAGCTCCACTTGGTGTTACAGTTACAGTACCTGAAACAGTTAATGCACTTTTTGCCTCTACTAAATTTTTGTTAAAGTATGTAGAAAAAGTTTCTACACTTGTTTGTCTCATTGTACCAGCGTCATTAGTAACAATACCATCACCATCGGCTACAGCAGTTGTACCTCTACTTGTATCACCATCAATAATATTTAGTTCTGTTGCAGTAGATGTTACAGCAGTACCAGCTATTCTAGGACTTGCTATATCAAAAGCTGATGTAACATCAACAACTGCTGCACCAGATCCTGCACCATCTGCGTAAATAATTTTTTTAGATCCTGCCGCCAAAACGACATTACCACCAGATCCTTGCGTAAAAGTTATACTCTGACTAGTGCTGTTTTGAACAACATAAAATTTATCTTGGTCGTTAGGAGATATTGTAACTGTATTAGTACCAGACGGAGATCCTCCAAAAACAAGAACCTTAAATCCGCCATCTGATAACGTACCATTACTGGTTGATAATGTATGACTTGTTCCAGATAATGTAATTGAACCTACACCACTTATGGCTCTATCTATTATTTCTAAGTTATTGTTTGTAGTATTTCCCCAAGTACCAGATTGCTCACCAGCACCTATTTTTTCTATACCTAGATTTGATGTATATGTACTTGCCATGCTTACCTCACTAATTCTGTGTATGTTTCTGTGCCACTAGGCGTAATCTCTGTATATGTTTCAGTGCCACTTGGTGTAACTTCTGTATATGTTTCTGTTGTGGCATCTGTTACAACATCTTCGTACAGTATATCTCCAGAAGATGTTTTTGTAAAACTCAAATCTATAGACAAAGATCCAAAACGATCTAAACCAGCAATTGCTGTTTGTGTAAACGCACTACTCATAGTTATATCAGTAAAGTTTACTATTTTAATATCTTCTGTGGTTTGTGTAAAATTAGAAATAATTTCTGCATTTACACTACCAGTTATAAATATTCCTACCGTAGTTTGTGTAAAATTACCACTTAATGACGATACACCTACAAGTGTTCCAGACCCTATACTAGAGCTTGAGGCAAGAGCATTCATCTCTGCTGTAGCTAATTGTAATACGCCACCTACATCTGCAATGGCAGCTTCGGCTATAGCAGAGTGACCTAACACTATGAACCCTCCAAATTATATATTGTCCATGTTACTGCCATTTTTATTCTCCTTCTAGTGCTGTAATTCTATTTGCGAGTGCTGTGTTTTCAGCTTTGAGTTCTTGTATGGCTTTAATACAAAGTGAAACCATATTACCATAAGAAAGTGCATCAGGTTCATTGTCATCATTATATTGAACAAACTCTGTTAACCCAGCATCATGTACTTCTTCTGCAATTAAACCACCAAAAATAGTATCTCCCTCATTGTTTCCTTTATAGGTAACTGACCTAAGTTTTAATAATTCAGCTAATCCATGTGTTGCATCTGTAACAGTATTTTTATACCTAAGTGATGATGTACTTCTTCTTATAAGTCCATCTGAAGCAACATTTACATTTGCACCATTCACAGTTGTTATGTCATAAACACCTTGCATATCTAAACCACCAGTACTAAGAATAGTCATGCGAGGTGAGCCAACAGTATAAAATGTCATGGCATCATTTCCATGAGAATACTCAATAGCACCTACAAAAGCATCATTTGAACTTGTAGTATTATCAGAAAAGACAAATCTGCCACTATTACCAGTTCCTGAAGCAATCGTAATTCCATTTTCTCCTGAAGTTGTGCCTACTACAAGATTGTCTGCTAAAGTATTAAAAGAACTAGGATTAGTATTACCAATACCAACATTGCCACCCTCTGACATATCAATAGTCATGGCAGTTATTTCAGAATTATTATCAACTCCTTTAAACTTTATATCGCTATCGTTTTTCATGGCTTTAATTACAAAAGAAGAAGTTACAGTAGAAGTGTCTCGTTGAAATAAACCCCAATCTGTACCACCATCTTGTAATTTTATATCTCGTGAGTCTGCATCAAGTATAATATCTCCACCTACATCAACAGAGAAGTCACCACTACCTGATAAGTCAATTTCTGTGCCATCAATAGTAATGTTATCTATTACAATTCCAGAATTAGATGTAATAGCACCACCGAATGTGCCACCTACACCTAATAGTCTCGCTGTATCACTTGCTCTTGTCATCCGTCATCTCTTTATCTTTTAGTAATGTTATAAGATTATTTGTGTAAACATTTTGAGAAACAGTTATTCTATCTAATTGTTTTTTTAAGTTATGTGCTTCTGTCTGACATTCTTGTATCTGCTCAATGCAATATTTCTGTTCTGTTGTTAAATCAGATCCATCATATTTTTTATCGTTGATATGTATTATATTTGATTTTGTCATTACCAAGATACTCCACTTGCTGTAGTTGGTGTTTTCTGTTCTGCTATCTGACTAGCAATACTATCTTCAATGCTCTTGACCTCATCTGCACCCAAAGCATCTTTCGCCCATTGTATGGCATTTGCTTCTTTAATGTCTTTGTATGCTATAAAGTCTTTACCTAGTGTTACACCCACAGAGCCATATGATGAGCCAGTATTGCCATCACTATCTGTGTCACTTGCTCTCCAATGTATAGTTGTTACTACATCATCTTTGCCATCAAGTATGATTGCTCTATCCATATTTGATATTGTCCATGTTATTGCCATTTTATGCTCCTTCTAATGCTGAAATTCTAGCTTCTAATTCTTGTATAGTTTTTACGAGTAAAGGTACAAGTTTACTTTGATCTATACCTTGTGGGTCAATATTTCCATCTGCATCAATTGCATCTTTATCTCCATTTACTGCTTCTGGCACTAATGGATTTCCATCTGCATCATGGCTTACCTCATGTGCTAAAAAACCATCAACAGTTGTATTTGTTTCATCTGCAATAAAATTAAATCTTCGTGGCTTTAACTTTTTTATTCTTGTTGTTGCATCTGTCATATCAACTATATTTTCTTTAAGTCTGTAATCAGAACTTGTAAGATAACGAGCATTGCTTCCACTATGGTCTATTGAACCCACTGTAGTTCCATCATTTGCCAACAATCTAACAAAAGCACCATTAGTACCATTTGCTGTAATAACAATACCAAAAACATGTTGATCTGCGTCAATGTCTAAAGCAGTACTTGTAACAGTATTTGATGAACTTCTATTTATTAAAACAGTTCCACCTACAACAGCCATTGTATTATTAGCCGTAAGGTCTAATCCATTTTGATCTGATAAAGCTATACCAAAACTATGATCGCCTGATACTGTCATTTCACGACCAAAGACAAATGACCTTGCACCAGTAGCACTTGAAGCATGACCTACTGCCATAGAACCAGCAGTACCACTTGCAGTACACCCTGAACCTACTGCTAACGCACCAGCTATTTCGACAGTTGATGATGGACTACTAGTAGCAATACCCAATTTGCCATCAGATGTGAGCCTGAGTCGTTCTGTATTATTTGTAGCAAATACCATATCTTCGTTTTCATAATTCCAAAGATTAGCATTTTCTCCAGAGTCTATCCCAACTATAAAACCATCACCTGATGTTGTTCCAGTTGTGCTGTTTGTAATCTGAATAAAATTACCACCACTTGTAGTTTGATGAGTATGTACTTTATTTGATGGACTTGTAATATTAAAGCCAACTCTATTATTTGTTGTGTCAACTTTTAAAACATTTGTATCTACTGACAAGTCCCCAGTTAATGTAGTAGCACCTGTTACACCTAGTGTGCCACCCATAGTAACATTACCATCAAACTGTCCACCATCTGCTTTACTTACAGTGTCTGCGGCACTAAAAGCATCAAAAACTATTATTTCTACAAGATCATCAACTGATGCCCCTTGAGCTAAAACAATAGCCGTACCACTTGTAGATGTGTAGTCGGCATCACCTAACTTCACACCATTTTGATATACGTCAACAAAGTTTGAATCTTTGTAACTTAATGTTGCACCTTCTGCACCTGCACCAGAAAAACTAGTTTGCCCAGCCGTGGCAGTATAAGTGTGCTTTCTTCTAACTCCAAATTGTGGACTGACTCCTATGTACGGCATTGTTTATACCTCTTGTGATTCCAAAAATGTTTTGTAATTAGCCTTAACTGTTTCTGTCCATACTGCATTAGCTACTGCTTGTACTTCACTAGCTTCTTTGCTTATATCCGTGTCTGTGTGTGTCCACTTACCATCTTCACCTTTTGATGATGTGCATGGTTGTAGAACATGACGATGTCTTGATCTGCTGATTTCTTTGTCATCTTCTTTTATCACAGTGTCTGTTGCAACTTGTATATTCCAATCCTGTACAACCTCTATTTTTGCTATCTCTATTGATTTTGTTATTGCCATTCTTAACTCCTATGCTGTCATATAAACTATTGAAAAAATAATGTGAGAGCCTAAATCGTCTCCTAAAAAATTTGTTCTTAAAGAAGTTGAAGTATTAGGGTAATAAAAAATTACATTTGTAGTTGAAGCTTGTACTCTAGCCATACCCATATGTCCATTTGAGGCAGATTCCATAGGACCTGTTGCATATCCATCTGCTGACGTAAATGGTAACCCTGACAACAATAGTTGATTACTATCTTTACCTGTAATTCCACTTAAATATACATTTACCTCAACTAATCTACCAACTTTTGTGTAATATGCTCTTTGTATAGTAAATCCACTTAAACCAGCACTAGCAGTAGGTGTCCAAGTTCCCTGTTCATAGTCATCAAAAAGCTCAGATGCCATACCACCACCACTTGCATCACCTGTGGCAGCAAAATTTATACCATGACCATTTGCCAACGTCACATTACCATCAGTAAGTGTCAAACCATTTGCTACTGTAAGACTAGTGCTTGATAATGTTAAACCTTCTGCACCTGCTCCTATTACTTTTGTTAATGCCATTTGTTACTCCTAGCTTGGCTGATTAGCATCATCTCTTTGTTTGCGTGTTTTATAGTCACTTCTAGCAGTTACAAGTGCAACAAAGTCTGCTTGGTTGCTTGGTATGGGGTCTGTGAAGCTACTGTCATTCATTAACTTTGTAGTCCACTCTGTTTGAAATCTTTTCCAACAGTTATTTAACTTGCCATTAATTGCACCATCTAACCATTCGTCTATACCTTTGTTGTCTGATATATCATTGTATAAATCATTAGAAAGAATCTTTTGTTGTAAATCTGTTAATGTTATTTTCTTTTCGTGATTTGCCATTTTTTATCTCCTTTATGATTGAGTTGTTTCACTCTTGGCTAACAGACTAAGAAGCCTGTAAAATAAGACACACTATTAATATCACTTTGTCCACTTGTTCCTCCAGACTGGAAAATTGCAACTGTAGCTGTATCACCTGCATCCATATCAGCTAAAACACAAACATCTAGATTGTAATACACATTATCTTGTCCAAAATCAGCGTCTATAGTATGATAATATATTCTATTTGAAGTGGTAAGTTTTGTTTGGTAGTAAGCTGCTGCTGAATCGAGATTCATAACTAATAATGATACATTTAGTTGATATTTACCTGTTACAGGTGCAGTAAACGTATAGTTAGTTGTATTATAATCATCATTTTGGTCAAATATCTCACTGTCAAACTCAATAGCCACATCAGTATTATTTGAAAAGTTATTCATTTGACTAGACACTTTAGCTGAAAAAGCAGGTTGAGTTGGCATGGTTATATGACCATTAGCATCAATTCTCATTCTCTCCGTGCCATCACCTACGTTGAAAGTTAGTGCATCATCAGAGATAATTTGCCCTAAACTAGTTGCACCATCGTGTCTTATTTGTAATTTTAAATTATCAGAAGCATGACCTAAAAATATTGCTGATCTGTTTGAATCAGGAGTTAAAATACTTACTCCACCATTACCACTATTTTCAACAACTAATTCATCAGCTTCAGTATTAGCTGTAACACTTCCTGCTGAAGCAGAATGAATATGCAAAGTTCCATCTGGACTTGTTGTGCCAATGCCAACATGTTCAGAACTGTCAATCGTGATAGCAGTTGCATCTGCATTGTCATCTATTCCTTTTGATGTAAAAGCACCAGTAAATGTGGCATCTGTTGCCTGTAATGATGATGTAGATGGATGATCTACTGTAGCTACAGTTCTAAATAAATAACAAACAAAAATGTTATTAGTGCCATTTGAAGGTGCTCCAGTAAATGTAAGTGTCGTTCCGTTACTTACCGAATAAGCTATAGATGGCTCTTGTATAACACCATCTACAGATACTAATATATCCTCATCTGATGCAACTGAGTGTTCTAATGTAAAAGCAGTTGCAGAACCATTGCCAGAAAGCCGTGTTGCCGCTTGTGAAGCTACAAATCTATTACCTGCTGTATTACCTATATACGGCATTAGGGTGTGATCTCCATTATTGATACAGCAATATCTGTAGCTCCACTTGCCGTAAGTTTTAATACGTCTGTTGTTTCCATAACAACCTTGTTACCAGCCAAAAGTTCTAATGATGATCCTACTGGAATTGGTGCATTTGTAACAAGCTCGACATTATCGTTGCTTCCATTATTGTTGCCTGTTCTATTAGTTGTGTTTGATTGTATTGTAACCGTAGCAGTAACTTGACTTGTTGTTGTATTGCCTAACATGATACCAAGAAGGACTGTCGTTGTAGTACTCGCTACTGTATAGACAGTGGTAGCAGATGTAATACCTGCCTTTGAAATTAATTTAAATGTATTTGCCATGTCATTATCCTAACGCTATTGCTAAAGCTGTTGCCTCATCTGCTGCTGCCGTTGCAGTTGTTGCTCCTATATCAGATAGAACTTCTGATGCACTTCTGCTCTCTAAACCATTTGCAGTAAATCTTGCAAACTCATCATCTGCCACACTAGAACTATCTATCTTCACTGCGTTTGTGTTTGATATACCAAAAGTTAATGAGGCTTGACCACCAATATCACTTAATACTTCAGATGCACTTCTGCCCTCTATTGATGTACCATCTACTCTTAGAAAATCATTATCTGCTACACCTGATGTAAATACTGGTACATTTGTATTTGATATGCCAGTAGCTGCAACTGCGGCTGTGCCTAATCCTAATGTTGTTCTTTGGGCAGCGGCATCTGCGTCATCCAGCAATGCCTTACCTGCTGATGTTAAATCATACGTTGATGCAGTCCCTGATCCTGTGAATTGTATACCCTTATCTGCTGCTGATGTTAAACCAGCTAATGCTTGTAGTTCTGCATCTAATCTTGCATTTGCTACAGTTCCAGATAGTTGAGAAGCATCAATAGTTTTGTTTGTTAGTGTTTGAGTTCCAGTATCAGAAACGAGAGTTGCATCAGCATTGCCTATTGTGTTTCCACCTGGGAGAGTCAAAGTGTTTGTAGCTGACTGACCATGCGGTTGAGGAGATATAGTTTGTGCGTGATTATTACTGACTTCACAATATAACTTTACTTGACCTACACTACCACTATTACTTCTAAGCTCTATTACACCACCTTCAACTGTAAGGTCGTCACCTACAGATAAATCTGCACCAACTGATGCGTTACCACTAGCATCTAAAAACACTGATTTAGATGCAGGTATTGTGCAAAAGATTGTTTTTGTACCAGCACTAAAATTAACTGCACTATCACTATTAGAACTACTTATAGGTGTTCTAGCTAAAGTGCTAGAATCACTATTTAATGTACCTAAACCAACTTCGAACTCAGAGGTTCCAGGTAAAACTATAGCGTAGTATGTTGTGTTGCTATTACCTATACCTGCTGCAAATGTTTCAAAACCTGTAACTGCTCCAGCTAATGTAAGTGTGCCAGTGCCTGTTGTGGTTGTAGTTTCTTTTACTCTATCGTTTAATACTAATGCCATTATTTAAGCTCTATTGTTAAGTTACCTGCATTAATTCTAAATATATCACCACTTGATATTGTCTTACTTGCATCTAATGCTCCTATAAATAATACGTTACCACCAGATCCAACCACATCTAAACTAGCAGTAGCTGCTGTTGTAACAAAGACATGTGTGATTGTATTATTAGTTCCACCAGATGCTGGAAATTCTATATTATTTTCATTTGTACAACTTTGTGTATCAGCAGATTCTGCTGTCAATGTCCATCCACCAGTAGCAGGAGATCCTGATGCAGTTGGTGTAACTTGTTGTCTTGCATAGTTTGTAAACGTAGCTTCTGTTATTGTAGGATCGCCAGACTCACCAGTTGAATCATTAAAGTTGGACACTGCTGTTGCTAATCCAACGTATATATTATCTCCAGGTGAACTAAATGATGCTGCGTTGTTTTTAAAAATAAGACTTAAAAGTCTATTTTCTAAGAAGGTGGTTGCTGCATTTGCTGTTGCCATTTTTTACTCCTATGTTCTCGGTCTCGATGGCAGACCAACTCTATAACCATCTGTATTTTCTCTTGCTTCTCCTAAATCTTTTGCTCTTTCTAAATACTGTGCATATAAACCATTATAGTTTTGTATTATATCTGGCTCACCTTTCATAAAAGTATAAGCCTCTACTAGTGAACCATATAATAAAGCAAAAGGAACATTCGTACTCATCCATGTTGTTCCACTATCTGCTCCTGCCGTAATACTAGCAGGTCTATGATAATAATTTAACTGAAAGGTATAATTAGAATTAGGAGTTGGAGCAACAATAAAATTATCTTCATCAAACCTAGCATAGTATTTCGGAACACCTGTAGTTGTTGATGCAGGTGTATGTTCTCTAATATAATTTACATCTTTTTGTAATAAAAAACTTTCATTACCAGATGCTGTTATTTGAAAAGAAAAAGA